TGGAGACCAGGTCGTTAACGCCGACGGTAGCGCCCGACGTGACCACGATAGGCATCGTGTAGGTCGTAGCAGTGGTGCCGGGATTGGCGATCAGAATACCGCCGGTCACTTCGGCAGCCGTCAGGGTGACAGCGGAAGTGCCAGTCTCAGATGCGGGAACCGGCAAGTAGCCGATGACGGGTTCGTTGAGGTTGCCGTCGCCGACTTGATAGCCGCCTGCGCCATTAGGAAGAGCCATGATAAATTCCTTTCAAAATAAATGTGTAGAAGGGGGCCGGAGCCCCCGTTCAATCAACCCCACATCCGAACGCCCATCTGGGGACGGATGGTGCTGTAGCCGTACAGAACGTCAATACGGCAGGGCATACGGTCGTTGTTGATGTCGTACTGGCGCACCACACGCAGGCTGATGCCATTGTGAACGGCGCGGGCGGCCATGTCCACACCTTGCGGCAGGAGCAGGTCGGCGGTTGCGAAGGTGATCGCGTCCTTGTGGTACACCAAGTTCTGGGCGTACTGGCTGGACGGAGCGCCAACGAACACGACAGCCTTGTTGTTGCCAGGCAAAGCGGTCATGGTCGCCAGAGCATGGCTGGCCGAGTACATCGGAGCCACGGTCACGGTTGCAGTGGTGGTGGCGGTCGAGGAGGCCAGAGCCACGAACTGGAACAGCGAGCCGGTGGACTCACGAGTCTGTGGGTTCACAGCAAACACATCAGCGATGGTGAACACGTCACCAACAGCGATGGTGTCGCCAGAGCCAACAGTCAGGGTCAGCGTAGCAGCGCCTTCGGCAGTCACGGCAGCGGCGGTAACCACGCCAGTAGCAGCGCGGGAGCCGGTGGTGTGCTGCTTGATCGACTGAGACATGTTGATCTCGTCGAAGCCCAACACGCCCATGCCCATCATGCCGTTCTTGAACTGCTTGCTGATGGTGTCGGTGGGGTTGAACAGGCCCTTCATGCCCTCGACCAAACCAGCGTTGGCAGCCGGGTTGACGGTTGCGTAGCGCGGGCTCATCACAGCAGCGTTCTCGTTGAGTTTCTGCTGGGCTTGCAGCAGAACCAGCGAGGTAGCGGGCGTGGTGCCAGGGGTGCCGACGGAGTTACCGATGCTCTTGTAAGCGTTGGCAACGTCAGCGTCGATGCTCGATGCCAACTGGCTGATACGAGGCTTCAACACACGCTCTGCGAAGTCGTCCAACTGCATGGTCAGTTCGGCAGACGTGAAGTTCACGCCGATGTGCTTCTGCGAAGCCACAGTCAGGGTGGTGAACTGCTCGTTGTCGTCCTGCACTTGCAGGGCGGCGCCGTCGGTGACCAGAGCGCGGTCAGGCAGACGGATACGCAGGGTCGAACCAATCTTGGCACCTTCAACAGCAAAGCTGTCGTCGTACTGACGGTTCACGTTACGGGTGAGCACTAGGTTGTTCTCGAGGATTTCGAGAGCCTTCCGGGTGATCATGTCAATGGTAAGAATGCTATTAGCCATTTCGGCGGTCCTTTCAAAGTTTTAGCGGTTCATTTGTGCTTGCAGCTTTTTCATCTGCCGAGCACGTTCAGCTTCAATCCACTGCGAATCAGTCATGGTCTTCGTCGAGCGAGGATCAGTCGTGTCGTAGGACGGGCTTCCACTGGTGCGTGCGGTAACAGGCGAAATAGGCGCAGGCGCAGACGTAGTCGGTTTCACAAGAGGATTGGAGCCAAGTTTGGCCTCAATCTTCCCAATCTCTCGGGCCTGCAAAAGAGGTGCCAAGCGGGAAATGCGATCAGCTTCCTTCGGGTTGGTTCCCAGCCAGTAGGCTAGGTCCGGCCCCATGTCGGACGCTTTGATTGTCTCGGCCATCACGTCAGTGACTCGAAGCTGCGGGTTGTAGGCGACTTGTTCAAAGTCGTCGTACTTGGCCCTGGCCTCTTCCTCACGGTCGTGGTAAGCGTCGTTAATCTCAGCCTGCTGCCGTTGGAAATCTCGCTGCGCGATCAGTTCTTCGGCCTTTCTAACGGCCAGCGCTTCCGCGTAGGCATCAGGGGACTCAAACTGGTCGATAGGCGGGACTTCCGTTTTCACCACCTGATGGGTGGCTTTAGCCTGCTGCTCACGTTCCCATTTGCGCTGCTCTCTGGCAAGGCGCTTGCTGATCATCGCGTCGATCTCAGCCTGGGTGAATTTCTTCTCCTCGGGCGTCTGCTCGGGTTGATTCTCAGCTACTTCCGGCGCGTTTTGTGCATTCTCCGGGGCGGCCGTCGCCTCGGGTGCTGGCGCGGATTCAACTTCCGCTAAGGCTTGTTGGACTTCTTCAGTCATTTTCGATTCTTGTGAATCCCTGGTCTACCGGGCCAGTACAGTTCTCAGATTATGCGCTAAGAAGGCGCTTGTCAAGACTAGTTTTGGCGAATAGCCGAAAACACCGGGGTGGCTTGATTAAACAATGTTGTGTCTAATGCGCCGCCTGAATTTTGATAGACAAAAACTTCAACGTAATCGCCTACGTTCATGCTTATTGTGGCCGTAACGCTAACGATATTGCTGTCCCCGGTAAAGCCAACCCAAGTCTGTTGTGCAACAAACGTAGCACCGTTTAATTTTATACCTACTGAGCGAGTGCCTGTAGCGTTTGCATTAAGTCCAACATTGGCCGTAACAATGTATTTGCCTTTTGTGGTAGCCGTCAGCGCATTGGGGCGCACTCCCAGCGGGTCGCGCATCCCATCAGTGTCAAAATATTCAGCATTGAACGTCAACGCCGTAGAAACCGCATTTGGAATGCTTTGCGCTGCGCTGTTGTAAATCCTAGCGCCAATGCAGTCGTTGATAGACGAGCTAAGAGCATTGCAGCGCAATGCGTTGGCGTCCTTGTTGAAGTCGCCAAATCCGTTGGCTTCACTGTCGCCCGCAAACCACCAAATGTCTCTGGCGCCGTTGCCGTAACTAAGACCATAAGCCGTGTTTTGTTCGGCGACGCAACCCACTAGGGTGTTTAACTGCGAGCGATCAAATCTAAAACCATCGGCAGAGTTAAGGTGGCTAAAACAATTCACCAACGTGCCGCCGCCAGCATTAGTAGTAAACGAATCAAAATAAAACCCGTTAAAAGTACTTCCAATAACAGTTATGTTATAAAAGCCAAAAATGTTGGTATTAACCGATCCAGTAGGGTCGCCTACAACGATGCCGTTACCGCCGATTGAGTTAACAGTTAAATTTTGCAACACGGCGTATTGCTGAAAAACCCAAATCCCATCGCCAGTGTTACCGGCTTGCCCGGTCAACGCAAAATTTTCAAGTGCAACGTTTGAAGTTGTGATCTTGATCGCAGAAGTGGTCATCGTGGATTTTTTAAAAATCCTAGACGCCGTAGTGTTTTCTCTAGACAGGCCTGTGATGCGAACTGGCTTGTTGACCTCAATCGTAGATGAGATCAAATGCGCTGGGCCAAGCTGGATTACCCAGCCGCCAGCGGGGGCCGCAGCAATCGCGGCATTGATGGCCGCAGTGTCGTCAGTAAGCCCGTCACCGACCGCGCCATAGTCCATGACGTTGATCGGCGCGTAGCTGATCATCGAGTATGTTGCTTTGGTCAGCGACATTTTTTGTCCTTAAATGAAATAAAACCCACTGCACTCAATTTCGGCTTCGGCGTCATAAGCAATCGTTGTAGTTCCACCGCCAGGGCCAACAACGCCTGCGTAAAATGCTATCTGATTAGTGTTTGGTATGGTAATTGCTGTTGGATAAGTTCCAACAGTCAATGTTAAATTAGACTGCACGCCTATTGTTACAGAGTTAAATAGTATTGAATCGTTGCGAGTTGTAAAAGGCAAACCAGACATTCGCAGATTTCCAGTACCTGTTCCAGAATTCCAGTTCAACGCAATAGAAAAATACACAACATTGCCAATTCTTGTGTAAATGCCTTTTTGGGACGCATATGACGCAGTGCCCGCTGTAGTTGAGCCAATGACGGTAGGCGTAAACGCCCCCTCCTCATACCAGTTCAGCAACTCGCTCGTCATCCCTGGCGCGCCCGTGTTGGCGGTGAAGTCGATGCCTTTGCCTGCGGTGCCTTGGGTGATGTTGTCCGTAAACGACCCGCCAGCCGTTGCAACAGCGCGGCCAGCCGTAAGGTTTGCGACAGACACTTTTACCGTTGACCCGCTTTGAACAATCGGCAGAACCTCGGTGCCAGCAAGAGGAGTGCTTGCTCCAGTCAGTGCAGAAATTTTTAGGTCAGCCATGATTGTTTTTTAGACGTAGTTGACTTCAATTGTTGAAGTAACCGGAGGTGCTTCTGAAAAGGTAAGCACAGCGCCCGCAATGCTGTACGTGTTCTTTTGCTGGTACACACCGTTGATGTACACGTTGGTGGCGTTCTCGCCCGCAGGAGCGCTTGCCAGCGTGAATGCGACAGTGGAGCCGTTACCGGTAAAGTTTGCAATGATTGCGGTGGCGTTAAAGCTGCTGCCCACATTGTCGTAAGTGGCAATCAAAACGCCGGTGCTGGTTTCAAGCACAAACTTGTACAACTGCAACGCAATCCAAATCTCGCCGCCGCTGGGCACCCGACCAGCAGCATTTAACACAATAGGGTTGGTGTGGGCGGTGTTGCCAGACGACGAAGTGTACGATGCCAACGGCGTAGTTGTGCCGGCCTCGTAGGTGTAGATTTTGCCGCCAGTCAGCACATTGCCGCTGTTGTCAAAAAACTGAGCACCAACGCCGCCAAAGGCTGAAAGCAATACTGCGGGCATGTCGTGTCCTTACGCGCTGAGCGCGGCAACTTTGTCTTGGAAGGCTTTGACGCGAGCCTCAAGTGCGGCTCGGTCAGCAACCAACGCGGCTTGCTGTTGAGCCAGTTGTTCTTGACCTTTGGTCAACGCAGCTTCAGCCGTTGCAACTTGTTTTTCACGCGCTGCCACTGCTTTTTCCCGTGCGATTGCATCGTTTGATGCCGCCGAGGCGGCGTCGTTCAGTTTGCTGGCATTTGCTTGGGCTTCGGCCAGCGCCTGTGCAGCCGCATCACGGTCAGCTTTTGCGTCAACTTTGATGCTTGCAGCTTCTGCCTTAGCGGCTTCTAGCTCGCGCTTGGCCGCATCGCGGTCTTTGATTGCGTCTTGAGCAGCCGACAAAGCGCCTTGGCGCACGGCCAGTTCGTCACGCAGCGCGGCCATCGTAGCCAGGTCAATAGGCAACTGCTTGGTGAAGTACTCAACGTAGTTCAGCGCCGGGGTGTCATTGGAAACTTGCATGATGACCTCGTCAAGAGTAATAGGTGATGTTGAGCTTGGCCCCAGCAGTTTGCTCAATGAACTGAATCTGAGACAGGTCACCATCGTACTGCAAAGTGACGCCAGCGGCCAGCGGCATTCCGACCGTCGAGGTCGGGGCTACATTGTCATCGCGCCAGCGCACAGCTTGCGTTTCAGGGGTGATGATAGCAATGCGGGGCGTGCCTACCAGGCCGTTTAAGTCACGTTGAGGGACTGTCAGTCGAGTTGCCGAGCTAAGACTTGTGATTTGCTGATAGCCCATCACTGACGTGATTGCTTTGAGGTTGATCGCCATTAAAATCTCCTACGTTCAGTGAATGACCGCAACTTGATCAAAAGTTGCTCAGTTGCTTGCACAACGCCGGCAAAGAAGCCGCCGGCAAAAAAATTCCCGCCAAAAAAAGGGCCGCTCATAGGTCAATTTTCGCCGGTTTCTGGCGTATTTTCAACCCAAATTTTAGCGCTTGTGCTTTGACCATCAGCAGTCTTCTGCATTCTCAAAACCAGCTTGCAGCTTCAGATCAGCGTACAGGCCGTCCATCAAGTTGCCCTGCGGGGTAGCGCAATAGAAGGCATGTGACGCCACTTCCTGCGCGTTTGCTTGTCGGGCATCTGCATTGGCGCTGACACTGACTTGGTACTGCACCTGATCTTTGTTGCCAAAGATGTTGGTGATACGGGCGTAAGCCTCCGTAAACGGTACGCCTACGTTACTGTTTTGGATGGAGATTTTCAGAGCCATTAGAAGGTCACCTCAGTAGTGTCAATTTTTGCTACCCAGCGGATTGTGGTCGCCGCTGCGCCGGTGACAGTCACAGCAATACCGCCGTTTGTTGTGTCAGCAGTAATTGCCAAAACCCAAGTAGCAGCGGCAACATCTTGGGCAATAACAGTTGGAGTCACAGCCGCAACCAAAGCTGTGGACGCAGCGTTAGCGCCGCGCTTAATTACGCCTTCAAACTTCCAGCCTGATGTAGTACCACCACCAGTTACGTTAGCAATGCAAGTGCCTTGGAATGTGTAGGCACTGTTGTTAGGCAGAATTACTTGGTTGGTTGTTCCTGCCGCACCAGCGTTGCTTGCGAGTCTTGTTGCCGTTGCATTCGTAGTTTCTCGACCAAGTAACAATGTTGCAAGTTGCTGCCGCCCCGCTGATGAAGTAATAGGCGTGTCACTTGCAGGCGTGACAAAGTTTCCATTTATTGATCTTGTCGTGCCGTAACCACCACCAACTACAGCGGAATAACTACTATTTGCTGTATTTACATTTCCAGCATAGACGCCAGCGGTTGTACTGCTTGCTGTGTTGCTGGAACCACCCACAACAGCAGAACTTGAACCGCTTGAAGTTCCGTTGCCAATACATACAGCACCACTTCCAGACGCAGTAGCGTTCTGGCCTCCCAAGCACACTGAATTAGCACCGGATGCAGTTGCAACTGCTCCACCAGCAATAGCATGGTTCCCGGTAGCATTAGAACTTGAAAAAGCCACTGCTCGGTAAGCAGGTGACGATACGGGCGTTTCAGTTAGAGAAAGCCATCCAGTTTCGGCATTACCACCAGCCCCCGTTGAAATTGCATTTTTACAATATACAAGCTCTAAATTTTTACCGGGAGTGCCGTAATAAATACCAGAGGCAGATTGTGCAGCGGTTCCATCTCTTGCATCGCTTGAATATATGTTTATGCCTTGGCTGTTGCTTCCGTATCTGGCAACAATAAACCTGATAACTTTGCCTTCAGGTGGGGATGTTGGCAAGTAAACTCGTATAGTGTTGGTTCCTGCTCCCGTTCTAAAATACTGAATTGGAGCACAATCATCTGTTAGTGAAATAGTTCTATCGGCAGAAGTAGATGCTTGTGCAGTAAAAAAATCCCACACCTGTATTGCAGGTGTGTTCTCAGATGCAAACCCCGTAAACATCAGTAATCCCCGCCAATGGCAGTCAGGTGAAAGCCTGCCGCCACTGCTGTACCAAACGTAGCGTACACACGGTAACCCGCCGCTAAACTAATGTTCAAAGGCAAGATAATGTCAGGTTGTTCTGCTGTTTGCGATACCGTTGTTGCAGACAGTGTGCGCTCAAGATACAGCGTGTTGTTGGCTGCTGTTGTCGTCACAGAGCCGTTGTTGATCCAGATGCGGACAACAGTTTGCACGTTAGTGCCAAGCGACCTGACCTTAATAAAATCAAGCCGTGAGCCTTCCACAGCACCAGCCGTTTCAATCGGGCCGTAGATTGTGCCGCTGGTCAGGTCTGTGGTGGTGTTAGCAGTTAGGCCAGGAGTACCTGCTGTTGCGGCTGTTCCGCTTACCCAAGAGTTAACAGGGATTAGCGGAAAAATAGGGTTTGTGTTCTGTGCCATTTACATTGCTCCAATAGACCAAGATTGTAGTTTAGGGATGGGTGAAGAGCCACCGCCACCACCACCAGAAGCGTTGATGGTTTGGTTTGGAAAAGAGCCTGTAATGGTCACATTGGTGCCGGCTACCAATGACGGTGTTGCCGTTCCTGTGCCGCCGTTTGCCACGGCCACAATGCCTGTCACGTTTGATGCGGTTCCGGTCGTATTCTGATTTAAAGTCGGTACATCTGCCGCTTGGATAGCAGACATGACTACGTCGGTACCGTTGCCGCGCAGATACTGCCCAGAGGTTACCGCGCCTGCTAGGGCGTCTATTGCTGCTTGCCGTGTTGTTTCGCCCGTACCGCCGTTGGCGATGTCTATCGCACCCGTCAACGTGTGCGATGCGTCCCAAGCCGCCGCGCCGGTGGCGCTAAACGTGCCGTCGGCGGGTGTTGAGTGGTTGACTGTTAAGGTCATGCCAGAAACTTGAGTTTGTACAGAGTGGTCAGGTACAACTCGACAATGTTGTCGATTAACTGCTGCAACGAGGTGTCTTCTTTTTTCGCCACCTTGTAGCGCATCTCCTCAACCTCGGCCAGTGATGCCTCAAGGAACTCGGTGATGTTGGTCGTCTTTTTGGCCGAGTGTAGGGTAATGGGACCAATCAGCCCGTGACGCCCTTGGTACGCCTCGGCAAACGCATCAGCGTGGTCGATGATGGTGTCGTAAAAGGTGTTGAGCGCCACATGCTTGGAGTAGCTGCGCGTGTTCAGATGCACCGAATGGGCTACGTCGCGGGCCAAGAACAAGAGGCCCATGAAGTCTGCTGCGGTGCTCATTGCGGAACTCCTTGCTCAGGCATCATCTCCGGCATCTGCGAGTTCAAGTTATTGCTCTCCATCGCAGCCGCCACGACGCCCATAGCGATGTCCTGAATCTGCTGCTCGGTCATGCCGGCCTGCACCGCGCTGATGCGCTGCGTCTCAGCCTGGTACGCCTTGATCTCGGCCTCGAACTCTTTGATCGACAGGTCACGGGCTTCCATCGACTTCTGCACGTTCTGGAGCATCCCAGACATCTGCTGCATCTCTTGGTTCATGGCCTCCATCTGCTGCTTGGCCGCAGCCAGCGCCGGATTGTCCTCATCGTCGCCGATGATCGCCGGGTCGATAACCTTGGCAAACCGCTGCGACATCTCCTGAGCGCCCGGCCAGTCCATGTTCTTAACGAACAGGTCGCCAGCCACGCGCCAGAGGTCTGGGTTGCCTTGCAGCAGTTGGGCCATCGCCTCCAGCGACTCCTGACGCTTGGTGGCAAAGCCTGGCCCGGTGATGACCATCACGTCGTACTTGCCAACGCCAGGGTTGTAAATCTTCTCGACCACAATGCCTTGCTCGTTGCGGATCTTTTTAACCGGCTCGGGCTGCATCGGGTTGATCTTGATCATCTTGGACTCGCCGTCCTCGCCGACAATCCGGGCGATGCGCTGCGTGTCGTAGATTTTCGGGATCAGGTCGATCAACTGACGGCCGATGTAGCGAATAAACCGGGCGTAGTTGTCAACGTAGTGGTAGGTGCCGGTGTCCGACTCTTTTTGCCGGGCCAAAATGGCCTTGCCGCTGCGCTCGTTCGATGTTTGGCCCAGCGATGCGTTGTACTGACCTGTGGTGTTCTTGATGTCGTCAGAAGCACCCATTTTGGCCTGTATGAGGCCGGTTTGAGGCAGCGGCGGAGCTGCACGCTGGGGTAGCGGCAAAACGGCTCCTGCGCCGTCTGTAACGTCTGGGTTGACCTCAAGGTAGGGCCAGTTCTGGGTGTTTGCAGTCTTCCACTGCATCTCGTAGCCCTCGAACTGACCGCCGTAGCCGATAAACGGCGCCTTAGGCGCCAGCGCCAGCATCTCGGCTTCTTGGCTGGTCCAGTAGTTGTACATGCGCTGCGCGTCTTTGGCGTTACGCACGAGGCCGCTGACGTAGAGCCGCCCCTCAACCTCGAACTCGTTGCCCACGCAGCGGATCACCGGGATGTGCGAGCCGGCCCAGTCAGAGCGCTCCAGCACCTCGTAGCCGTTGATCTTGAGCCACTTGACCTTCTTGCGGTCAGACGGGCGCGAGCGCAGGGGCTTGCCAAACTGCGCCCGCATCATCTTGTCCTCGGGCGTGCCGCTAAACGCCGTGGCGTTGCCGGGGTACAGGTTGAGCGTTTCTTTGGTGTTTTCGATGTAGAAATACTCGGCGATACGCACCGTGTTTTCGTTCATCCACTGGCTAAAGCCTTGGTCGCCTACGCCCAGCGTTTGCAGCGTGGTGATGGGCGCGGCGTCCGGGTACTGGCGCTCGTACTCGTCCTTGGGAATGTCCTCGGTGATAAAGCACCAGCGGGCGTCTGAGCCGCACGGGTCTTGGATCAGCGGGTCCATGTAGACGCTGAAACTGTTGCGGATGCGCCCGATCTTGATGTCCTGATCAAACGTGTCGTCGTCGCAGTACTCGGTCAGGATACGAGCGTAGCCCTCACCGTAGGACACCTGGTTCTCGCACGCTGTATCGTAGGCCACGTCGGCGTCCGAGATGTACTCGATGTGCCGAATCATGCCGTTGAAGACCTCGGCCACTTCAACGTCAGCGCCGTCGTCTGCCGGGATGACCTTGGGCTGCGGCCTGTTCTGCCGCTGCTCGTTGGTCACCTGGTGAACGTGCTGCGGCAGCTTGTTGATCGTCAGGCACGGTCTGGCGTTGATCGTCTGACCCTGCACCGCGCCACGGGTCGCCAGCACGTCAGCCGGCCACTGCCAGTGGTTGTCGGGCGAGCCGGCGTAGAACCGCAGGTCGTCCAGCTCGTCTTCACGCGACTCAGACAGCGCAGAAATCGCCATGTCGAGGCGACTGCGGGCCGTCGAGAGCACCTCAGAGTCGCTCTTGTCCTTGGCCGAGCCGCCCTCGCTGACCGCTCCAGCAGCGGCGATTCCTGTGTAGTCCATGATTACTTGATCTTGCTCAGAACCTTAGCAACCGTGGCCTTGACGTTGGTGCCCGACGGGATGCTGCCGTGACAGCCCATGCCCGGCATCTTGGAGTACGTCTCCTTGTTGCGGTCAGGCATCCCGCCGCCGGACATCTTCGGCTCACGGGCGTTGAGTTTGCTGATGGGTTCGAGGTGCTTGCTCATTTTTTGCCTTTCTTGGCCGTTTTGGCCGACTGCACAAAGTCTTTTTTGGTGGGTGCGCCAGGCGAGCCAGGCTTACGCATCTTTTCGCCGCTACCGGCTTTGATGCGCTCCTGTTTGGCGTGGATGTTAGCGTAGAGTCCGGGTTTTGTAGCCATGATTAGCACTTCCATCGTTTGAGTGATGCCTTAGCCCGCTCTGCGTCGCCCTTGGCGTTCTTGACGACGCCCTCCATGCGGGCGCAGAAGCTCGCCTTGCGGCCAGCGTCAGCCTTAGTCTTGGGGCTTGGGGCCGGGGGCTTGAGGTTGGAGCCGGTGGCTGCGTTGTACTTCTCGCGGCCCTTGGCTGTCAGGCCCGCGCCCTTGCTGACGGGCAGCTTCTCGCCCCGTCCAACGCTTAGAGACACGCCTTTTTTAGCCATTTAAGCACCCATCCAACTGGTTACAGCCCCGCCACTATACCCGCTTGCGGTGCGGATGTGTGACTTTGGCTCACGATACTCTCGGCTGGCGACAGGATACGCAAACGTCAGCGCGATGGCGTCTGCTGCGTCCGGTGAGGCCAGACCACGGGCTTTCATGTCCTTTTTGGACTCTAGATAGATCGTACCACGCGAATCGGGCTTCATCTTAGGCGAAATCAGGTCACTTTTCAAGAACCTGTCGTT